GTCGAACATCCTGTATAACCTCCAGTCGCTGAAGGACCTGATAGAGAACTCCAAGACAAGGAGCGGGGAGAGGCATTGATAAAGGGGCAGGGGAGGCAGCTCGTTCACGCGCACCTGCAGGAGGCGCTGCTGTATTTCTCCCGCTACAAGCGCGGGGAGGGAGTGCCGCACCTGTTCAGGGCGTATCTCGACACGCTCGAAGAGGAGCGCGCGATAGAGAACTACGTCCTGGGGCTCAGGCTCTTCGAGCATAAAGCGGTGTCGATGTATCTCGACGGGAAGCGGATCGAGGCGATACGCGGGAGCGAGATATTCAGGCGGAAGGGGATTTCCACGAACGACATCAGGATCTGGATATACGGGAACAGGGAGCAGTTCGGTCTCGTGAATGCGATGTACAGGGTGTTCGTAAAGAAGGCGAGTTTCTGTCCGTTCTGCCACGACCAGAAGAGGATTGGCGACCTGACTTACAGGGAGAGGCTTCACGGGTCGTTATGTCCGCACAAGGAGATGTGGGTGGCGGAGATGATGGAGGAGATGGATGGGTAGAGCGTCCTTCGACAAGCTCAGGACGAACGGGATTGGCATCATTGGTTGAGTAAGCGTAACAGGTAGGGAGGAATTGTAGAGCACACAATGTGTGTTCTTCTTTTCCTTGAAGAAAACCGTTCAACCCTTCGACAAGCTCCAGGCTTCGCCAATGCTACGCCCGGCAAGCAGGGCGAACGGCTTAAAAAAAGCAGATCCTCCCTGACCTATTTGGACTTTCGAAACATTCAGCCATGTGTGAATGACCTTGGCGCCTTTGTTGTCATGGTGTCCGGTTCTTATGCTTGCTCAGAACCGTTCTTTACGAAAGGAGGGAATGAAAGGATAAAGGATGAAGGAGAAAGAAGTGGAGAGGAAGGAGTGGGAAAGGAGGGAAGGGGAGACAGCGAGGGCGTACGATGGGTTCAGGGAGTACAGGGACATGGGGGCGTCGCGGAGCCTCGCGAAGGCAGCGGAAAAGCTGGGGAAATCAACTCGGCTTCTGAAAAAATGGTCGAGGAGCCACGATTGGCCTGCGCGCGCTCACGCCTACGATGAGTACATGGAAAGGAAACAGCAGGGCGTCTACGAGACGAAGCTCGTCGAGGTGAACGCAGCACACCTGGAAATGGCAAAGAGCGCGAGAGAGTCAGTGATGGTCCCGCTCAGAGCGCTGCTGAAGAGGATAGAGAAATTCAGGGAGGAGAATTTCGGAGAGGCAGCGGAGGTCGAGAATATTCCGATCGAAAAGCTGCTCGCGATAGCGAGGCCCTACGTGAAGCTCGCTCTCGACGTCGTAAAGATGGAGCGCCTGCTCTACGGGCTTCCCACTCAGACGATAAAGACGGAAGGGACGATCGGGCACAGCGTGGGCCACGACATAAAGGTTGTGAACGAGTACATCGAGTCGCTCCCTGACGAGGAGCTTTTGAGAATTGTCAGAAACACGAAGAAACACGCTCGGAACGACAGAAACGGTAAGCATATTCCTCGCGGGAAAGGCGAAGGATAACCTGCTTACGTATACGGAGCTTACGTTCCCGAGATACAAAGCGAACTGGCACCACAGACTCATCATAGATCATCTTGAAAGCGTTGCAGCGGGTGATATAGACAGGCTCATGATACTCGTGCCGCCCAGGTACGGGAAATCCGAGCTGTCTTCCGTTCGCTTTCCGGCATGGTATCTGGGGAGAAACCCCGAGAGGAAGGTGATACTTGCGTCCTACAACGACAGGTTCGCGCTCCACTTCGGAAAGCACGCGCGGAACCTCTGTCAATCGGATATGCACGGGTGCGTGTTCCCTGGGTCGCACGTGAGGAGAGATTCGTCTTCGGGCTCTCTGTGGGAGCTGGAGGAAGGGGGAAAGTTCGTCGCTGTCGGCCGCGGGGGTTCAGTTACCGGACACGGGGCGCATCTCCTCATACTCGACGACCTCATCAAGAACGTACAGGAAGCGTATTCGGAAAACGTGAGGGATACGATTTGGGACTGGTACAAGACGACCCTTTACACGAGGATAGAGGACGGGGCGGCGATAGTTATCGTGAACACGAGGTGGCACACGGACGACATCGTTGGGAGGCTGCTGCATGAGGAAGGAGATAAGTGGACGGTGCTGAAGCTCCCTGCGGTCGCGGACGCGGATTACGCATACGGCTATTATCTATACGCTGAGGGAGAGACGCTATGGCCAGAGAAATTCCCCATCGAAACTGTGCTTGAAACGAAAGATGTGCTGGGGAGCCATTTCAGCTCGATATACCAGCAGAAGCCCGAGGAGAAGAAGGGGAATATTTTCAGGCGCGGGGACTGGAAGAGGTTCACCACGCTGCCCGCTGGGAAAAAGCGCGTCGTACAGTCGTGGGATACGGGGTTCAAGACGGGGGAGGAGAACAGCTACTCTGCTTGCACGACGTGGGTTGAGACTGAGAAAGGGTATTATCTCGTGCACGCGTGGTGGGAAAGGGTGACCTTCCCCGAGCTCAAGCGGTCTGCGGTCGAGCTCTGCGAGAGGTACAAGCCGGACGAGGTGCTGATAGAGGATAAAGCTTCGGGGCAGAGTCTGCTGCAGGAATTATCGGAGACGACGAAGATGCCGATAAAGCCTGTGAAGCCTTCGGCGGATAAAATCGCGCGTGCGCATGCGGTGACTCCGGTGTTCGAGTCGGGGAACGTATATATTCCGGAAGGCGAGCTCTGGGCCGACGAGGTGATAGAGCACGCGGCGAGGTTCCCGAGGACGAAGAATACCGACGTAATCGACAGCGTGACACAGGCGATCGAGTACATGAGGCACGGGAGGAGCTTCATGTATTCGTACCACGGCGGGGCATATGCCCGCGCCGGCGGGAGGAAATCGATATTCGAAATGGAGAGGGAGAAGAGAAATGGCTGAAGACAGGCTGACGGGAGCGGTGCTCAGGAAGAGGGCGGAATACAGGAAAGCCGAGAAGGGGTACAGGTTCTTCGAGGAATCGTACAAGGGCGGTGCGGACTACATAGACTCCGATAACCTGTACATACATACATTCGAGGACGGGGAGGGCTTCAGGGAGAGGAAGGAGAGGGCTTATTACTACAACTACTGCGCGCCTATAGTGAACGCTTACAACTCGTTCATATACAGGCAGAAGGTAGCGAGGGACTTCGGGAAGCTCGATGGGAACGCGCTCTTCAGGCGGTTTCTCGGGAACTGCGACAGGCAGGGGAATTCTTACGAGGACTTCGTAAGGAACGCGTCCAAGTGGTCGTCAGTCACGGGGATACAGTTCATACTCGTTGACAAGCCGGAGGAAGAGGCTGGGTCGATGAAGGAGGAGATGGAGAGGGGGATACACCCCTACTTCGTGCGCGTGTCGCCGCTAAACGTGTGGGACTGGGGGCTCGACAGGTGGGGGAACCTCCTATGGGTGAAGATACTCGAGACGCACGGTGACGAGGGGGAGTTCGGAGGAGAGAGCACACCCGTACAAAGGTTCCGCGTGTGGTACAGGGACAGGTGGGAGCTGTACGAGGTCGAAAACGCGGGCGGGGGGAGGAAGGCGTTCAAAACCGGGGAAGGGGAGCACCCGGTGGGGCACGTGCCGCTTGTGCTCGTATGCCATTTCGCGGAGGAGCCGATGACGGGGTTCTCACTACTTAACGACATAGCGTACGTGAACAGGGCGCTGTTCAACTGGTGTTCCTTGCTGGACGAGATACTCTACCGGCAGACGTTCTCGCAGCTTGTGATGCCTGAGGACCCGAAGAGCCCGATAAACGACAAGGCGCTGGGCACGGCGAGGGGATTAGGGTTCCCGCCCGATTCGAAGCACGCGCCCCATTTCATAAGTCCGGACGCGTCGCAGGCTCGTGTGCTCATGGACCAGATAGAGAGGGGCGTCGAGGAGATTTACAGGCTCGCGACGCTGAGAGGGGCGATCGGCGTGAAAGAGGAGTCGAGCGGGGTCGCGCGGTCGTACGATTTCATGATCACGAACAATACGTTATCGAACAAGGCGCTCAACATGGAGGAATCGGAGACGAAGGCGCTCCGCTTCTGGGCGAAGTGGCAGGGGATAGACGAGCCGGGGCACGTGGTCGAGTATCCGAGCGAGTTCGAGGTGAGCACGCTCGGCGAGGAGATGGAGAACGTGCTGCGGGCGAGGACGCTTCAAATCTCGGACAGGTTCGAACAGATAATGAAGGAGAGGATAGTGAAGCGGATGGCTCCCAGGCTGCCGAGGGAAGATATGGAGAGGGTGCTTGCGGAGATAAGGGGGGAATGAGCGGGGTTGGATTGATCGTAGAAGATTCGGTGGAATCATAAAGACTTACTATGTGTGCACTTCTTTGTCTTGATACAAAGAAGCAAAATTCACACATGTAGTGTGATTGATGAAAACACAAAGAGTGGTGAAAGGCAATTGTTTTGATCCTTCTTTTCCTTGATGAAAAGAAGCAAAAATCAACCGACAGCACAGAATTTACTAAAAATCTTCTGTTGAAGCTAAAATCTTTCAATTAGAAGGCTGAAATATTTTTACGCTTCAACACGCGATTTTCTTGACGTAAATTCTGTAATGTCGGGGAAGGCTCCGTCCTTCGATAAACTCAGGACGAACGGGGTTTGTTATCGCGGCTGGAAGCCGCTCCTACAGGTGTTAGGATGGAGTAAAGGAGAAAGGAAAGAATGAAGACTGAATTGAGGAAGAGTCTGGATAAGTATTACGAGGAGCTGGATGCGATTGCAAGGAAGTACAGGGCTGATTTGCATGAGACGAAGACGGACAAGAGCCTGAGCGCATTCGGGAAGGAGAAACGTGCCGATGCGCTCAAGGTGGAGCTCATGGAGAAGGTGAGAGACCTCAGGCTAAGGTTTGACGAGGACGTGTCTGGGAGGCTCGCGAATATAAATGAGGCTCTCAAACCACCCGATGCGGAGAGAGCGCGAGTGAATAACATAAGACGAAAGCTCGCCGAAGGGGAGAGGTTCATGGGGCAAGAGAGTTTATTCTTCGCGCTTCTCGGCTCGATTGACGAATTGCGGGAAGATCTCACCAGGAACACGTTCGTGAGCTCGGTCTCGCGGCTATCGAACGAAGACATGGCACGCGTCTTTAACGATGCGGTCGAGAGGAGGGACACGAAGCGGCTCGAATGGCTCAAGGAAGCGGCTATGCTTACGGGCAGGGACTCGACGGCGTTCATAAGGAGCGTCGATGCGCAGATAGAGCAAATCGAGGATGCAAAGCTTACTTCGGAGCAGAGGGTATTGAAGGCGACCGCGGGCGAGCTCGCGAAGCAGAGGGAGCTCTTCGGGTACAGCGTCGAGAGAGCGGTCGGGAGCGAGGGGGAGTTCGTGGATTTGAGAGGGGAGGGGGAAGAGATATGATACATGATACATGATACAGGATACATAATAAAAGGTTAGATTCCGCACGTCGTGTTCGAAATGACATATTTGATGACGTAAAAGTGATGCAAAAGTATAACGACGGGATAATAAATATTCTCCATCTGCTGCCGTGGGATGTGCGGGAGAAGGTGAACCGGGAGAGGGTTGAGGAGATATTCTCCGAGCTCACTCCGAAGGAGAGGACCGCGCTGGAGATGCGGTACGGTCTTGTTGACGGTGAAGTGCGCTCGTATACAGAGATGGGCGAGATGATGGGGATGACAACTATGGGGGCGATGAAACTTTTTAAGAGAACTTTAAAAAAGGTTATTGACAGGGCGACGAAATGCGTATAGTTTATATTTTAACGGGCGAACAACGCCCTAAAGCGTAAAGCACAAAGGAAACGGAGACTGAGAACATCTTCTCCGTTTTTTTTGCCCTTTGCATTCCTTTCTGGTTATTTTTCTAATAGTATCTGATAATTACCTGTCAATTTTATTTACTTTGAATGGATTGTATTTTCGCGGCAGCCCTGTCCTGAATACTGAATAGATACCGTGTCGTTGCACGGGACATGGTTCAGCACAAGCTTGATTCAGGAAAGCCGCTCAAACAAATTATTAAAAGACTGGATTCACGATAAAAGATTCAGGGAATGACATGAAAAGAAAAATCCATCCTAGCCCTCCTTTGCTAAAGGAGGGAATTAACTACAAAAAACGAGATTGTCGCGGCTGGAAGCAGCTCCTACGGGATGCGGGATACACGAAGCAGGATGATGTCCTTTAATCCGTTCATACTTCGATACGCTCAGCACGAACGGATTAAAAGCGAAATTCTGAAATCATTCTGAAACGAGTTCAGGGTGACATAATGTTTAGATTCCCGATAAAGGCAATCGTGAATGACAAAAACATGAGGTAGTGAATGCTGATTTGTGAAACTGACCGTGTGCGGCGTGCTGAGTCCGACGCAGCGGGCTCCGACCCTAACTCCGGGGGTAAAAAGGAGGACAAAGGCTCAGAAGAAAATCAGGACGGGGGCGAGAAGCTCTTTACCGAGTCACAGGTCAACAAGATAGTTCAGCTGAGGCTCGAAAAAGACCGCCTCAGAGTCGATAAGGAAGTCGAGAATAGACTCAGGGAGCTGGGTATAGAGAGCGCCGAGGACGCTGCGGCTTCCAGGGAGTGGCGCCGAGAGAGAGACGATCTGCTTGCGCGAACGGCTCGGGAGAAGGAGCTGCTACAGCGCGAAATAGCTGAGATCCAGAGCAGGTATGGCGAACAGTCGAGGCGGCACGAGGCTGAGAAGAGGGAGTGGCGCGTTAAGTACGAATCGCTCCTCAAAAGCGCGGAGCTTACGCAGGCGGCTCTCAAAGCGGGGGCTGATCCGGCGATCGTTGATATGATAGTGACTTTTACCGAAGGACGAGTGAGGATCAGCAACGGCGGGTTCAGTGTCGTCGATTCCGACGGCAGGCCCGTGCTCGATCCCGAAACCGGCGCGGAGACGACGGTCGAGAAATTCATGAGGGGGTTCCTCTCTGAAAGGCCGGGGCTTGTGAGGCCAGCTTCCGTGAAAGGCGCTGGTACCGGGGCACTTGGTGCGAGGTCCGGAAAATATACTCTCGACGAGATAAGAGAGATAGCGAGGACGGACCCGAAGAGGTATGCGGAGCTCAAGAGCGAAGGGGTCGTGCAGGAGCTTTATGATAAGCACCTGGCTGAGAAGAGATAGCCGCCCTGTGTCTCCTTTGGATGTTGAAAGACAAAGAAAGGAGAAAGACAATCTCTCTTCTTTTCCTTGATGAAAAGAAGCAAAAATCAACCGACAGAACAGAATTTACTAAAAATCCCATGTACTCGCTAAATCTTCCAATTCTATCACAGCCCTCGGAAGATTTTTAACGCTCGTACAATCGATTTTCTTGACGTAAATTCTGTAATGTCGGGGAAAGGCAAAAAAATCCACCCTAGCCCTCCCGGCTACGGCTCGAGCCTTCACCGAGACGAGCCTTTTTCTAAGGAGGGAATTAAAGTAGAAATGAGGAGATTGCTGCGTCGCTTCGCTCCTCGCAATGACAGGAAAAGATGAGATCCTGAAACGAGTTCAGGATGACGGACATCAAGACAAGAATAAAAATTCATGCGGTTGCGGAATACGCGGCCGCATTCAGGGGGTTTTTAGATGGCAAATGTAACGACTACAACAGCCGCTGCGATACTGCCCGAAATATGGGAGGCGGAGGTGGAATTCGCCGCCCATAATCACAGGGGGTTCAGCGGGCGTATAATGGAATTTCAGTTCGCGGGACCGGGGGACGTGCTGCACATCCCTAAGATAGGCGCGATAGGCGCGGCCGCTTTTTCGGGGACGGTTTCGTACACGGCTAACACGGAGACATCGGTGGATATCACGCCGGACGTATCATACGCCGCCGTGCAGATCGACAGGAAGGCGGACGTGAGGGCGGTGACGAGCCTCGGGAACGTGTATCAGGTGGAGCTCGGGCAATCGCTCGCTCAGTACGAGGACGAGCAGATAGCGGGGCTCTACGCGGGGCTTTCGCACAGCGTGGGAGGGTCATCTGATTTCTCAGAAGCGAACTACCTGCTCGCGATAAGGAACCTGATACAATTCGGTAAGAATAAGGTGATGATGGGGATGACGCCTATATGGGGCGTTTTCCATCCGGCGCAGTGGGACCACGTGCTCGTGGTGTCGAACATAAATTCGGCGCTCGTAAGGGGGGAGCTGAACGGGCCGGCGAAGACGGGATCGATAGACCTCGCCTACGGCGTGAACATCAGCTTCAGCTCGAGCGTCCAGGTATCGACCACGGCGAGGAACATGATCTACACGCAGAGGGCTTTCGCAATCGCCAGGAAGCAGACCCCGACAATTGACGTCGAGTTCGACGCGGACACTCTATCTACTAAAATAGTAGCATCACAGGATTTCGGCGTGGCCGAAATGAACGACGAATTGGGAGTCGAATACCAGACGAACGCTTCGTAAGTTGCTCGGGGAATGGGTGGAGAGGGCACGTGTCTTGAGGGGCATGTGCCCTTTTTTTGTCTAATAATAGAGTTTGTAAGGAAAAGGAAAGAATATTAAAAAGGATTTTTGTTTATCCTCCTTTTCCTTGATGAGATGCACATAGTGTGATTTATGGAACGACAAATACAATATCTTTTTCTTCTTTGTCTGGATACAAAGAAGCAAAAATCATCCGACTACATAATTCGCTAAAAATCTTATGTTTAAGCTAAAATCTTTCAAATGGACGGCTGAAAGATTTTCGCGCTTAAACACGCGATTTTCTTAACGCAAATTCTGTAATGTCGGGAAGACACCGTCCTTCGACAAGCTCAGGACGAGCGGAATTTGTTGGATTGATAAGTGAAAGGTAACACCCCCATCACAACTGTTTTGGATTCGATAGGGAATCACAAATTCAAATTCGTTTGAGTATTCAGCCGAAGGAGACCGGATTCTCGCTTGTTCGAATCCGTTGCTCGCTTGCAACTGTTCCCCCTTGATAGGGGGAAGAGGATTAAGAGAGAAAGGAAAATCCTCCCTACCTATTTTGGCTTAGGCAACGACGAATCGGAAGTTAATTTACTTCAGTGCCGTCG